CAAAAGAGCCCCCGAGAAATCGGGGGCTCTTCTGTTTAATGCTCTTCTTAAGCTATTAAGCCCAAGATGTCATTGTGATTGTAGCTGATAGAGCTGTTGAAGCTGTACCCGCTGCAATTGACTGAGTCTTTACTGTTCCTGTTGCACCAGTAAGCTTTGTACCAGGTGTGATAGCGCCTGTATCGGCAACTGTCCATCCTGAACCAGCAATAACAAGTGTGCTTCCTGAACCACCTGTTACAGTCCAAGTACCAACAAGTGCTGCTGGGATACCTGTACCTGTGGCGATAGTTACCTTAGTACCGACTGGCCATGTGCTTGTTCCACCAGAAACAGTTACAGTAGCAGCAGTAGTTGTTGTGACGTTAATCTGTGTAGGCTGTGTAGCTGTATTTGTAACACCAGTTGTATTTGTGATGTTAGCTGTAGCGAATCCAGCATCCTTAAGAGCATCAAGACCGAGAGCGGTTGTGAGACCTAGGATTGAAGGCACGTTAATGTAAGCAACTGCGCTTACATATGAGCCATCAGCTGCTGTAAGAGCATCTGAACGCTGTACAATACCGTTGTTGATGTTGATAAGTGAACCAGCTGTTGAGTTAGTTACTGTGAAGTAGTCACGTGTAGCCTTAGCAACTGTTGCTGAAGTAAGGTTAAACCCACTGCAACCTGTGATGTCTACAGTGTCTCCTGCGCTCAAGAAGTTCTGGCAAGCGTAAGTAATAGTTGTTCCGTCTCCATCAACCTGTGTGATGTTGTACTTGCCTGTAGCTGCGGTGAAGCCTGGATATCCAGCCCAACCAGTTTCTACAGTTTCATGACGGTTGCTATAAACAGTCTTGTTAGCAATAACGTTTGAGCCTGAGTATGCAGAAGTTCCTGCAAAGTCTAGACGAGCGCCTGTTACAGCAGTTGTTGCAGACCAACCATAATCGGCTCCAACGCCTGGAAGAAGGTTGTCTCCAACTTTAGCTACTGCAGTTGCGCCTGTTACAGCTGAACCTGTAGCTCCGTTAGTTACTGTAAAACCTGTGTAGGCTCCAGCGGAACCTACAAGTGAAGCGATCTTTACGTCTGTTAGGTTAAATGCAGATGTTGAAAGTCCTGTAATAGTTACAAGCTGTCCAACGTTAAATGTATTTGCTGCTGTGTATGTCACAGTGGTTCCGTCAGCAGAGGCTGCTGTTACGGTAGCTGACTTGTATGACACCTGGCTTGAGCCTGTGGTTCCACCGATGTTAGAGGCAGCTGTCTCTGTACGTTGGTCGTTTGGCTGGATAGCCATATTTCCCCATACGAAGTCAACCTGTGGGTTACCGGCAGTGTCCAACGTGTGAGCGTTGTTATTTGTTGCCATTGTTTAGTTCCTTATCTATAGATGTTAGGTATTCAATCCCATGCGCTTGGGGGATTACTAAAATTCTACTATCTATGAGAAATATAGTCTTGGTAGACAGTGATTTACATTAAAGTATTTAACGTCATTACACCTTGGTATACGCCATTATTGCTACTTATGCTTATTGTTTAATTTACCTTTTTGATGATTTTTATACGGTGTCCCATCGGTATGTTCTCCACGAAAATAACGCCGACCCGAAGCATGAGATTTTGTTACATCTACAGTTTTTCTTTCAAGCCCAAGTTTAGAGCTCTCTTGCGCGTACTCTGTATGAATCTTTTTATCAGAAATTAACTCTATATTAAAACTATCAATAAAAAATCTAGGTATTGGTATAAACGCCCCAAGGGCGTCACCTTTTTTTATAGAAATTTTATGATTCGGCACGGTGACTTTTAAATTAAAAGTAAAATCACGTTTTATATTATCTGTTTCAATCACACCTGTCATAGCAACACAACCTTCTATAAACATGTTGGGGGGCTGTATTGTCATAATATTTATACCATCTGGCGTGTGGATGCTAAATAAATTTTGTATAGTTACGATACCAGAACCAAACCCATTTGTAATAAATTGTTTATTTTCAGTTACTGAATCGGTAAACGTTATGTCAACTGGCGCTAAACCACCCGACCAAGTTAAATCAAAATCTCTTGTAGATTTTATTACAAACCCGTATTGATTACCAATTGTAAGTGGCAAACAGTAATAAAAATGAGGGGTAAACCAATCTCTTTTTAATTCTCCAGATAAATTCTGTATTATTTCTTTATAAAAACCATCACTATTTAAATCATGTGGGATAATAGTTATATAATTAGTTATCATTGTATTGCCAAAAAGAAGCAAGTGTGTATCTAATGTTTTCTTCAATCTTAGTTACACCATGGATATGGTTCACATCTCCCGGGTGTACTGCTAATTTTCCAACTTCAGGCAGTATTTCAATGTTATAGTTTGGATAATATGTTTTTCCGCCAACGTAGTCATCATTTAAATAGATGATGGCCCCAAACACTCTATGCTCAAATCCTTTAACTTCAGAGTTAGTCATATCATCAGCGTGCGGGGGCTGTTCCATTCCTGGAAACCAACGGCACAACGTAACAATGTCAGGTATAAGAGGTTTTTGAAGGTTATACTCTTCGGTAATAAAGTCTTTAACCCTTGTTATTATATCAAAAATTAAAGAGTTTATTTCAGGACCAAATAATTCGTTTACCCTACGGCTATTAATAACACGATTATCCCAAAACTCAATATCCGATCTTTCCCAACCATCTGTTGTAGAAAGCAGATCAACAAGTTTAGCTGCTGAGTTTAAACTTAAAAAACTATTTTTAATTTTTGCATTAAACATATTACCACTTACCTAATGGGCATATTGCAGTCTCAAGTTGTGTTTTTGCAGTCATAAAACAACCACACTTTTTACAAGTCTTTGTTAGAGTAATTAACTCCGGACAGTCTTTGCATATATCTAAACGTGTTTTCCGCTTTTCCTCAGAAGCCCATTCTGTTTTTGGGTTAACAATGTCCCATGGACGCGTATCTCCAAGGTTTTGTTTATATTTTTCCCAAGCATTCATGCTACTGCATCTCAATAATTTGCGGATTGCTTGATAGTGCTGCAACCATCATTGGAGCTCTTTCATCATTTTTATTATAGCTAGACCAACCAATTACAATATTATTTTGTAAATAAACAAATCTGTAAAGCTCTTTATAATTTTGATTAACCGCTGGGTCTAAAAGTGATCTGCTTTCAGAAAAAGATACCCCATCCCATGTAGCCCCCTTTATTGGCAATATATCTAAATCAGTTACATTAATAATAGTATCCGTGTTTAATAACATATTGAGTAACAAAGCTTGCGTTTCATCATAAGGCTCTAACGTTGTTTCATTGAGACGTACCGATGTAAGATAAATTACATCATCTTCAATTTTTAAACCATATTTCTTTTCCATTTATTTTCCTTTTATTTTATGGGTAGAAACAGCTATAAGTACAATCTGGATTGTAACAACAAATTGATTGGTATCCAAATACTGGGTCCACCGGACCATTGAAACATCCGCTACAGGTTGGAGGAGGTGTAGGAGGTGGAGGAGGTGGAGGAGGTGGAGGAGGTGGAGGAGGTGGAGGAGGTGGTGGAGGAGCTGCGGGAGTAACAGAGTTACTTGCGCTAGAAGTGTCTGAAGGGACGCTGTAGTTTGTTACACCGTTTACAACAAAAGTATAGGCTGTTCCATTTGTTAACCCTGAAACAGAGATAGGGGTTGCGGTTGCCGTCCCCTGCACACCTCCAGGATTAGATGTGGCGTAATACGTAATAGTGCCTTTTCCAATATACGTAGAGGCTGTAAAAGGCACGCTTGCGGTTGCGTTACCAGCAGAAGCCGTACCTATTACAGGAGTAGTAGGCTTCTTACCCTCAGAGGACGTATTACCTGGGATTGGCATTAAGCGCTCAAATCACCAATTAGTACCCAAGAGTTAGTGCCTAGGCAAATAAGAGTTGCTGAGGAGTATGCTGCGCGTAGTTTAAGCCCTGGAGTTGCATTTACCGTAACACCTGTAGCCGTTACAGTTACTCCTGCAGTTAAGGCTAGCAAGTGAATTTGTGTTCCAGCGGGTGCGGCGCTTAAGGCAGTAGTAACGCTAAAAGCAAATGCACCGTTCATTTGAATCATAGATTCATAATCTGTTGTCGCTAATGTATAGGCCGCCGTTTTAGCTGTTGTATTGACAGTAAACTTAGCTTGAGCAGCTACCCATGATGTTGCGGACCCATCAGTCTGTAGATACTTTCCAGCATTACCTGTTTGTG